TCTTGTGGTTCCATAAGCGCAATCTCATCGTCATTTGGAGGAGATAGAATCTGATGCTGCTTCCAAATCATTCTTCAATAATTTCAGCTTCGATTGCTTGGGATTTAATCCGTTCTGCAATTCTTGCTTTGGTTTCAGCAATCATCTTCATTGCGTCATCAATTGATGCTCCCTTGCGATGTTCAATAACCATTCCAGCCATACCAGTCAACTGAGCTGCTTTGTCAGTCATAATTCCGATAGTGAGAGCCAGTTTATCTGGAGAAATTTTAGATAGGGCCTCTGAATCATTGGATAGTTGTTCAGCCTTTTCAAATAGCAGGTCAGTATACTCTTGGGCAGCAATGGCATAACGCATAGAGAATTCTTTACGCTTAGTCTCAAGCGTGTCATTATGTCTCCATTCAAGTTTGCGAATTGTCTCATGCCCTAGGCCAGTCTTTTCTGAGATTGATTTAATCCTAGCACCTTGAGCTAGCATCCAAAGTGCCTGTGCAGCAACCGCTGGAGCATAGTGTTCAACTGAACCCCTTGGTAGATTCTTGGCTCTTTCCTTGATCTCAAGAAACCAAGCAGACTTTTCTTCCCTTATGTTCTTGTACTCGGTTGGTTGTGTTTGAGTTTCATCGGTCATTTAGCTTTTTTAATCTTTACCTTGCCAGAATGCAACTCTTTTTTCAGTTTGTTCTGTTCCTTCAAAGTTAGTGGACTTACCTTGCTAAGAAGATAGCCAACTTGTTTCATTGACTTAGTTTTTACTTTTGATTTTGCTTTCATAATTATTATCGTCCGATTCCAAATTTTTCTTGATACTGCTGAGTTTCTTTACTTGTAGTTCCAAGATTATTTCCAAGCCATGCAGACCATTCTGGATTGTATCTCCCACTTTGTGTCATGGCCTCGATTCCAGCAGATGTTTTTGCAAGTTTCAACATGGTATTTGATACATTTTTCTTAAACTCTTCTTCAGTAATTTCTTTTCGAGCAATGTTGCGAAGAAGCGGAACTAAATCACCAGTTCTGTATGCAGCAGACATCCAAGTATTTCTAATTCCAGAAGCAATTCTTTCAATAGGAAAATACCATTTGACTCCAGCATTATTGATTACTCCACCTCCTTGCGGAATTCCTTTTGCAATAGGTTTATTTTTTGCTGCTTGCATGAGTTTTGATGCTGAAATAACATTATCTACTGCTTCATTACCAAGTACGCCACGAAGAACTTCTACCCGTTTGGGATTTTTTGCAAAGTCTTTAAGTAGTAGTTTACCATTCCATAGTAATTCGCCATGAATTCCATATTCACCACTTGGAGGATATTTGGCAAATAAATGTTCAGCCATGTCTCCAGATAAAACCTCTTTATCTGCATCTGGCATAAGTTTAAGAAGTTTTTTAACTTGATCTGGATTAGCATTCCATAGAGCTTCTGGGAATTCTCCAGAAACAAGAACTTCTCTATGACCATTCAAAGCAATCTTCATCAATGAGTCATTCTTAGTTTGATCTACGCTCATTTGATTACGAATTCTTTTCTCAATACTATCTCTAAGTTCTTTTTCTGAATTTCTAGAAAGAGTTCCAGACAAATCATCAATATCTTTCATTGTTAATTTTGCTGGATCAAGATTTTTAGCATTAATTGCATCTTGAAGAGAGTATAACTTGCGAATCATATTATCTCCATATGCTGAATTAGGTTTCCCAGCACTATTGAACCCAAATAATGATCTTACAACATCTTCATCAAAATTAAATCCATCAACTTGACGACCAGATTGATTTGATATCCCAATGTTTTTAAAATATGCATTTTGAAGACGTTTTACTAATTGAGATGCAGTAGCAGGATCTCCTACACTTAATGCTGTTACAGCATCTGTAATTGTCCTAGGAGTGCTCAACATGGAATTCACTATTTGAGTTTCGTCCATATTTGGTTTTCCACTAGAAAGTTCTTTTAAATACTTCCCAATAGCACCTTCTTCAAATCCAAGTCTTTGATTAAAAACTTGAGTTGCATTATTCCATTCATCAAGTAAACCTTGATTATCAAGAACATTATTTCTAAATGTTCTTATATCATTTGCTGCTGTTCCTGCAACTTGTTTTGATGCGGTTGCACCAGTCATTCCTGCGTCTGGATAGGCTTCTGAAAATACTCTTACAGTATCATTTAGTTGCTTAACATCTAAGTTTCCAGAAAGCTGCTCAAGTCTTGCACGCTCAAGTTGAAGTTGTGCAATTTTATCTGGATCTGTTACTGATTTTAACTCATTATCAATGCTTGTGATTTTTTTAAGATTTTGTGGACGCGCTCTTAATGCGTCTAACTCAGCTTGAAGTGTTGGATTTCTAAGTACACTATTGTAATAATTTTTTTCAACAAACTTAGCAAGCTCAATTGGGTCTACTGATACTTTTCCTTTTGCTAACTCATAGAATGGAGCATATGTTTCATTCTTGATATCATTAGCTTTTGCTTCAGCTTTGCCAAGAGCTTGAAATAAATCAGAACCGAGTTTATGAGTGTCTTCAAGACCACCAAATACTAAACTTTGGGTTTGCTCATCAAGATTTGATCTGAGAATATCTCCAGCTTTTCGATCATACAAGCCAACCATATCAGCAGTAGTCTGTTGGGCTTGTCGGATATTGTCTAATGTGCTTTTATAAAGTGCTGATGACTTTTGAGCAGGAGTCAAATCTGATTTCAATCTCTGAAGACGCTCAACTCCAATTTGAATATCTTTTGCAACTTGTGAATTTGGACGATCTTGGGCAAGCTGTAGCCATTTTTTATTCTGAATTTCTCCACCTTGAACAAGTTGAGCCACATTCATTGAATATCCTCTTGATGCAAGGTCTTCTTCAGCTTTTTTAAGTCCTTGATAATACTCGTCAACTTTAGCAGTTCCCATCTTTCTTAGGAATGGGCTTGCTAATTTACCTGCTCCATATTCAAGGCCCGCCCCAAGAAGTGCTTCGGTTGACCGTTTGCCAAATGATTCAGCAAGCCCATCTCCAGCCTTGAGATAGGCTTTCGCTATCTGATCTTGAAATGTTCCAGCAGCAGCATATCCAGCACCTCCACCAACTGCCATAGATGCAACAGGTGGTGCGCCCGGAAGCGCAGATAAACCAATGCCTCCTAGAATAGATCCTGCTAATGGGAATATCTCACCCAATACCGGAAGAGCATCTTTTAATGATCCTCCCATTTCATTCATTGCAATCCACTTGCCTGTTTCGTTTTTCACAAGCCTAGTTGGTGATCCTCCAACATTAACAGTCTTGACATTATCTTTGCCATACTTATTGATAAGATATTCATCTTTTGACTCATCTCTCAAGAATGCATCAGCAGTTCTGTCAGCATATCCAAGTCCAGTTGTTACATCAACAGGCTCTCCAATGAATTTTGATAATGCCTCTGCTGTCTTGTTCTTGATTGCCTCATCACTAAATGAAATTTGAGCATTCGTATCACCAAGACCATATGTGAGATATTTTGAATTCTTTAGATCATCAGCAAGTTGGGCTTTTAGTTTTTCACCTTCTCCAGAAAATAGTTGAATTTTCCCAAGAAGTTGAGATGCTTCTGCCTTTTTTTGTTCTGCACCATATGGATCTGATTGCAAGAGAGTTTGGTACTCACTTGATAATTGTCCAAACTGCTGTTCAAGTTGGCTTTGTCCAGCTTTTACTAAATCTAAATCTTCGTATAGTCCCATTTTATTTAAGTTGAAGTCCCATCGCTTCTGCTTCTCTAAGAATTTCTGGCGATAGGTTTGATTTTAGCATTGATACTTTTAGTTCTGATCCAGCCACGTCTTTAATTCCAGTTGCAGGGATCTTAAGTCGATTCCTCATATCAAGATACATTTGTTCTACTTGAGCATTTTGCTCTGGAGTAATTTTCCCCTCTTTAAGTAGTTGTGCTCGTTCTGATGGTGTTCCATGAACGGCATTAAATTGATAGAACCCAATCTTCTGAAGATTGTTAATATTTTGTACTGGGCTTCTTGATACATCTACAACTCCATATTGATTCTCAAATCGAGGCCATTCTTTTTCAGTAATTGATCCACCAGCACTTCCTGTTGGTGAAGCTGCTCTAAGCGTATTAACATAATCTCTTGATAAGTAGTTTTTAACAGTAGAGAGTTTATCTTGAAGAGCTTGAGTTTCTGATGATGGAACATATGATCCAATAGCTCTTGCTGTGCCAGCTACAATTCCAGTACCTTGTTGCTCAAGTTGTGGAATCAAATTTGCAGCAAGATCATTAAATTGAACCAATCCTTCTATTTTTTGTTTTCCTTGTGCTGCTAATGCAACTTCAGTTTTTGTTGGTGCGCCAACTCCAGCACCTTGAGCGAATACAACGTTTCCTTCTGGAGACACTGTTACTTGTGTTCCAGATGGTAGAGGGATTGGCTTGAATTCATTAGTCTTAATGTTTATTTGCCCAACCGATCCATAAGTTTTAACTTCCTCTGGAGTTGTTATTCTCCAGTCTGTTTTAGATTCTGGGAGCGGCTTGAATTCATTAGTTTTAGTGTTAATTTGTCCAGCCATTCCATAATTCGCAGTTTCTTGTGGAGTTGTAATTCTCCATCCTTCTGATAATTTCGGAACAAGGCTCAAAATATCTGGAGATGTTGCAATTTGATATTGTTGTAATGGAGTTAAATTCTTAGATGCCTCAATTAGAGATTTAGAAACGTCTAGAGGAAGTTGGCTAACTGTTGCTGTAAATAATTGTGGACCGACAACATTAGCAATGGCTTCACTTCTTTTTTGTTCATCAGCAATAGCTTGAAGTTTTGCTGCATCCATTGCTCCTGCTCTTGATGCTGCTTGACGCTGCATATTAAGTTCTTCAATTTTAAACTTGGCATTCATGTTTGAAGCAATACTCTGTGATGCTTGTTGGGCAGCAGTAGCTTGTTCAATCAATGATGAGTTTGGATCTGTAGCAGCAGCAAGTAAAGGCTCAAGCGTTGACTCAAGGCCAAGACCACTTGATTTGCTTAACTGGATAGCTGCTTGAATATCAGCAATACCAGCTTTCTTGACTGCACTTAGTTTTGATTCCTCTTTCTTATTTGTTGCATAGTCTTTTGCAACATCTTGAATCTGCTGCCCAAGGTTCTGCATTCCTTGCGCTTGGATTGCTCCAGCTTTAGCAAAGCCAGAATAATCTTGAACGAATAGTGCTGGATTAATTGATTGTCCTAGAAGTGCCATAAATTATGCGATATATGCTTTAGGTGGTGTACCAGATCCAATGGACGAGTTGTATAATCCAGCTCCAGTATTATAAAGTCCAGATGATCCAAAAGATCCTCCAGCTTTACTCAATGCGGAACCAAGACCAGTGAGAGCAAGTGATGCTCCACCTGTAAATGGTGCTGCTGCAATTCCAGCAATAGTACCAATTAAACCCATTTTGGAAGATTGACTTGACGCTTTAGCTTGAGCATTTGCTTGAGCTGCACTAAGTTGATTCTGACGTTGTGCCGCACCAAGGTTCAATGCTTGTCCAACATCGAAGAGTTGTGGAGTGGATTGACCAATGGACTGAACGCCATAGTTCAAGTAGTTTTGCCCAATCTGCATTCCAGCAGGAGTTGAGTAAAGTGCTTGAAGACCCGGCTGTTGGTAGAATGATTGCCCAAGTTGGAATGCTTGGTTACCTGCTTGAGCTGCTTCAGCACGTTTACGAGCCATGATGTCAGAACGTCCAAGTACTTCAGCGGCAATAGATGAGTTGTCTCCAAGACGACCGCTTGATTGAGCTGCCTCACGCGCCGCTTGCTGCGCCATGCGTTGCTCTTCTGGCGTGACTCCAAGAGATGCCGCATAAGCAGTCCTAGCCGCATCAGAGGCTTGCTGAGTAGCCATTGCTGCTTCTGGAGATAACCCAGCTTGAAGCTGACGCAATCCTTGAACTTGTCCTTGTTGCCCAGCAAGTTGTTGCTGTTGTGCCGCAAGTTGTTGACCAACTCCAGTTTGATATGCTTGTCCACCAAGACCTTGAATGCCTTGTTGTCCTTGCCCACCTTGTAAGAAATTTTGGACATCACCAAGATTTAGATTTCCAAGCCCTGGACGATATTGTTGTTCAAAGCCAAGAATACTCGGCATTGATTGTTGATATGCGCCAAGCAATGTGCTAATATCGCTTCCATAATTTGCCTGTGGTGCTTTAATGTTTGGAGAACTGCCGCCCATAATCGTATTATTTAAGTTGTTTGAAGAATTTTTGCATAGGGTATGCTCTTACCCTTGGTGAGTTTTTAAATGATCTTTGAAAAATAATGAAGTCAAAATCATCCTTGAATGATTCCAAGCATTTTTGCATATTGCCGCAACACATTGTAACAAACAACGAGTCTGAATGATAAATTGTACTAGGATTTGTCGGATCTTCACGACGAGTGTAGTATCCCATAGCGAATCCATCAAAACTAGCAATAACGATACCGTGGCAAAGATGCCAATTAAGCAAACCATGGAAATCAATTCCATGATGTTCGTAAATTTTGATTGATTGCTCAAGGTATTCATTCATTCATGATTAGCGTATTAAGCAAGAGTGCTTCCAAAAACAACAAAGTCAATAGCTCGGTTAGTCGCTTCTGGTGAATGCAAAATCTTAAATCCAGTTGTTGTCTTGTTATAAACAATTGGGTTTCCATCAATTGTCCCGGGAGAGGAGGAAGCAGAATCACTTACTTGAGCAACTACTGTGTATTCCGATCCTGCTAACGCTGATGTAAATGTAACCTGTGAACTATTTGAATTGATCCTAGTTACTGATACGTTAATTGATCCAGTAAGTGTTCGTGCAGATGAGGCAACAGTAAAACTTCCGTAAGCCTTTGCAACTGGTGGTGAATGCTTAACAAGATCTGCCGCTACCAATTTGGATGCCGTTGACGCTTCCAGTTCAGCTTTTGTGCCGATTGCAGCAGTTGCCATCTTTCCGAATGTAACTGAAAGATCAGCAATTTTGCCAGTTGTGATATTTAGATCGGTAATCTTTGCCGTAGTTACAGCAGTATCAGCAAGTTTTGCTGTTGTTACGTTCAAATCAGCAATACTTCCAGTAAGAACAGAGTTTGTTCCCATATTGGAAGATGCAACAGTGCCTAGTGATAGCAATCCACCACCTGTAACTGTTAATCCAGTACCAGAAACTGCGCTAGAATCAAATGTTGATCCACTTGTGATGTTATTTAGCTTAGTGCTTGTGACACTATCGCCATTTGCAAAGGATTGTGATGTATTGATAACTCCCATAACTTAATGCTGTGAAATAATTGATCTATTTGTTAATGATCCTGCAACTTTGATTGAATGAACCTTGGGTGATCCAGCAGTTCTTGTCAATACTACTGTGCCAGTGTAACCACGGACTCCACCAAGTCTATTTCTGATGTTTGCAGTGTCTCCAGAAGTAAGGAATTCTCCAATTGAGTCACTTGTAGTACCAACAGTAACTGCATTATCTGGATCTTCTGTTGAGAATGCAATACTCAACTCGCTTGAAGCATCATTATCAAGAGCTTGCATTTCAATCTGAGTATCAGTATAACGTTTGCGTCCTAGATCTCCCAAATCGTAACCTCTGGTTGTTACTGAAGATGAAATTGGCACACTTAAATTAGTTGCAGACGTTGTATCAACCGAAACGACATCAAGAACACCATCACTATCATCAATTCGGTGCAATCCGCCAGTTGATGTTACGCAATATAGATCATCACGCACTCCAGCACGGGCCACAATCAAGTTTGTAATCAAAAATCTTGAATCTCCATAGGTGTCCAGCGACTCCCATCCATTATTCAAAAAGTTGTAAATCAAAATTGCATTGTTACCAGTTGCATCATTAGCTCCTACCACCGAATCAAGCGGTAAAGCAATCCAGTAGCGGTTATTAAAGTACGTTGCAACAGCATTTTCTGCTAAATTCTTGTTAATACGATCAATGTATGGCTGAACATCCCTAGA